AGACTACCAGAGAAAGATGAAGGAAAGCCGTGAAGCCGCTGAACGAGCAGAGAAAGCCAAAAAGATTAAACGCAAGAAACAGATTGTTGATCTTTGTATTGGCATCGGTTTGGGCATTAGCGTTCTCTCAGCCGTTGGCTTGGTAATATACATCTTCTACTGGTTAAGCAAACAGGGATAACTATGTGGTTATTATTTGCAATACTAATACAAGGTGATGGCTACGCTGTCTATCCTCAAGGGCCATTTGCAACAATGGACGAGTGCTTTGAAGCCCGTGAATACTTTATGGCAACAGCACCACAGCCTAAGATTAACTATGATGCTATTTGTATTCAGACGGATGTAACAGGTAATGCCACATGATTGGTCTAGTCACAGCTATCACGAACTTGGCAGGTACATGGGTCAGTGCCAAGGCGGAATCAACCAAGGCCACCGCAGAGGCCAAAGCCACAGCACTGAAAACAGCGGCACAGTCCACAGCGGATTGGGAACGCATCATGGCAGAGGCATCAAAGAACTCATGGAAGGACGAGTGGCTGACGATAGTGTTCAGCATACCCCTGATACTTGTCTTTATACCAAGCATGGTTCCACATATTCAGCAGGGGTTCAACGCATTGGCAACTTTGCCGACTTGGTATCATGAAATTCTCATGGTAATTGTACTGGCCTCTTTCGGTGTTAAAGCCGGTAAGGGCGTTATGGAGATGATAAAGAAATGATGTACAACAACAAACCCGCATACAAAAACGAAGCTAACAAGAAGAAAAAGAAGGCTATGAGCAATCCGAACAAGGACTCAGGTACAATGTCTTGTTCGTCTAAAGGTATCAGGAAGTACAACTAATGGCTAAAGGTGTCAAGCATTACTTTAAAGACGGTACAGAGCACAAAGGGGCTACACACAAAGACCCTAAAGGCAAAATAATGTCTGGTGCTCGACACACTAAAAACAGCAAATATCTCTACCACATGGGTGAGTTATCTGCAACAGCTAAGAAAAAGGCTAAGAAATGAGCAAGGGTCTATACGCTAACATTCACGCTAAGCGTAAGCGGATCAAAGCAGGGTCTAATGAGCGTATGCGTACACCAGGGACTGCAGGTGCTCCTACAGCTAAAGCGTTTAAGAAGGCAGCTAAGACTGCTAAGAAGAAGAAATGATTAAGAAGTCCTTTGGTGCTAGCTTAACTGGCACATCACAAGACATCTACGAAGTCCCTGCAGGTAAACGTGCTCATTGGGTGTTGATGTATGTGAGCAACACCAGTGGCTCTAACGGCAACTGTGATGTTGACTTTTATGATGCTTCTGCCGCAGGTACACTACCTGTACTAGACACTTACACAGTGACAGCCAAGCAATACTTCCAGATTGGAGGAGACTACAATTCCTTCATCACGATGGAAGAAGGCGATAAAATATCTGCATCTGCTACGCAGACTATGACTATCTTGTTGTCTGTGATTGAAGAAAACGCAATTATTCAAGGAGGCTAAGGTGGCTATTAAGTACAGAGGTGAAACCTTTAGTGGCTACAACAAACCTAAGCGTACCCCTGGAGCATCTAAGAAGTTTGCGGTGTTGGCTAAACAAGGTGACGACGTTAAACTGATCCGCTTTGGTGACCCTGATATGCGTATCAAGAAGTCTAACCCAGAACGTAGAGCCTCCTTCCGTGCACGTCACAAGTGTGACACTGACAAGCCTAGTAAATTAACAGCTAGATACTGGAGTTGTAAGAAGTGGTAATCAGCCACCGCACTACAGCAAACGACTTCAAACAACTTATCAAAGACTCAGACATACACAGTACGTGGTCTGTACCAGACATACAAAGAGTGATACTACCACTCATTAAAGCGCAGCAAGCCTACTTTGCCTACAAAGATGAAGAGGTTCAGGGGATGGTGACGTGGGCATGGTTGACTCCAGAAACCGTAGAAGGTTACGTCAACGGGACTCAGAAACTATCCCCAGAGGCTCTCACAGGCTCTGTAGGCGACTTTTGGTGTATAGACTTCATAGCCCCTTATGGTAACGCTAGAGAAGTCAACAAAGCGTTTAAGAAAGCATTTAGACAACTCCGTCCTGATATTACCTCAGCACGGATGTTAAGGAGAAGTAAAGGTTATGCTAGTAATATCACCATTCGCTAAAGGCTATACAGACATTGCTGAGAAGCTAGAGCAGTCTCTGTATTGCTTTGGTGGTGATGGCGGTGGTAACGGTGGTGGCTCATCTCAAGAAGCCGATATGGATAAAGAGATGGCTGCGATTGACGCAGAGTTCAATGCAATGGATGAAGCGTATGAGTCTGGTTCATCTTTTACATCTGAAGGTGTTACCACAGACTCATCAGACGCTAGAGACTCTTCACAGGATGTCAGAGTTGATGAGAAGACTGGTAAGACCTACAACTTTAACATCAATCGCTCTGCTGACTATTACACTGATGAGACAGGGCGTAGGGTCTACGACACTCTAGACCAACAGACGCTAGATATGTATGAAGCTGCAGGACAGTTTGAGCGTCTAGATAGTATGTTCAAGACTGGTACAGCGTCCTATCTTACTGAAGACGGTAAGATGATTAGCCAGAATGAATACATGGACAGTCAGATTGATCTTATTAGCGATCAGTTTGATGCCTTAGATGCTGTACAGGCTAACCCTAAGTATAAAGACCAACAGACAGTATTGACCTATGACGGTAACGTATACGTCAAAGACCCTGATACATTTGACCAGGTTATGACTGGGTTAGGTGAAGCCTTTGCCAATACCATCATGGGACGCTTAGGCGGTGCTCTAGGTGGTATGCTGGGATTCTCACTGTCTTCTGGGCCTATCGGAGCTAACGTAGGCTACTACGCAGGTAAGTCATTAGCACAGGGTGGGTTGTTTGGTGCGTTGGGTAGTAAAACCTTTGAAGCCTATTCATGGGAAAACCCAGTTACTGGAGAAAACGTTACCCAACAGATCTTCAACAACCCCATCACTGGTGAAAGTACACAACAGTACACAACGGCTGCACAGTTTGCAGCGCAACGGGAAGCAGAAGAGTCTTTAAGGTCTCAGTATGAATCCGGTGAGATGACGGGTAACGCTACAGAGTTTGCACAGGCTGTCACAGGCAAGCGTAAGCCTTCCTGGAGAGACTACGTAGCCGGTGCTAATGGTAGCTTTGTTGACGAGCTGTTTACAAACTTCACAGGTGCAGGAGACTTTGCTAACCTGTCAGAACCTGTCAGAGACAGTATCGTCCTTGCTAAGACTTTAGCAGATGGCGGTGATCCTCTTACAGCCCTAGTATCAACCTTTGGAGATGACGTTGACGAGCTTCTTGGACTTTCTGACATGGCTTCTGATGCTGTTGATAATGTCTTTGACTCATCAACCGCACAGTGGATCAAAGAGAACAGAGATCTAGCACAACTTGGTGCAGACATCGTTATCTACAACAAAGACCCATCACAAGCCATCGCAGAGCGTTATGGTAATGCCATTGTTGAAGGCTTAGGAGCTGAATCAGTCAATGAAGTTGCAGCAGCCCGTGCAGGTCTTAACATCGCTGTGGCACTTGACCAAGGTGTAGATGCCAATGAAGCCATCGGTAAGGGTGTCGTTGACTACTTCCGTGAAGGAGGTAACTTAGGTGACCTTGTTGGCACTGAATTTAAGAATCTACTACCAGACGTACCAGACGGTATTGACTTAGGCTTTAGTATCCCTGACTTAGGTATTGACTGGAAAGGTACTTGGGACAGCCTACAGAAACCTGCTAATGAAATCCTCAGTAAGTTTGACTTCATGTCCGCATTAGACATGGGCTTTGACTTAGGTGAGTTCAACGTAGATGCACCAGACTTCAATGTTGACCTATCTCAGTACAGCTTAGGTGACTTTAATGAGCGTGGTTACAGCTTAGCAGACTTACAAGATGTCGGTATTGACATCGGAGATCTAAACGTAGACCTACCTCAGATTGAATTGGAACTACAGCTTGCACAAGCACTGGAGACAATTCCAGGTACAAGGGTGACTAGCGGTGGTAGTGAAGTCATTCAGTCTCTAGAGTCTGAGTTCGACTTCCTCCCAGACGAAGCTACCCTATCACGTGCTACGTTAGGACGTAGATTTACTTGACAAATTACTTAAAGTGTGGTAAGATACTATTATGACATATCTACAACTTGTTAATGCAGTCCTACGTAGACTCCGTGAAGATGAAGTCACTACTGTAGATGAGTCTGATTATTCTAAACTAATCGGTGACTTTGTCAATGATGCAAAGCGGTTAGTTGAAGACTCCTGGGACTGGACAGCCCTAAGAACCACCACAACCGTTACAACTGCTGCAGGGATATCTAAGTATGCCCTCACAGGCTACGGTGTGCGTTCTAAGATTATGCAAGTTCATAACGAAACGTACAATCGTGTAGTGACTCAACAGTCTCTACCGTTTATTCGTAATGTAGCCCTTCAGACGGATAACGCTCAAGGGACTATTCAGTATTGGGCAATTGACGGTACAGACTCCAACGGAGACTCACAGATTCGCTTCCATATGGTTCCTAACGCTGTAGAGACTATCAGTGTCTACGGAGTAAAGCGTACTGGAGACCTAGAAGCGGACGCAGATTCTACTCTCCTCCCAGTCAATCCAATTATTCAATGGGCTTTTTCTTATGCCCTGAGAGAACGTGGAGAAACTGGTGGTCAGTCTGCAGCAGAACAAGCAGTGTTTGCTAAAGAAGACTTGACTAATGCAATCGCACAGGATGCTGCATTGCACCCTGAAGAGACTATCTGGAACGTCTAATGGCAAAGCCCTTACAAAGTATTGCGATTCAAGCACCAGGCTTCTTTGGGCTGAATACGCAGGACAGTCCTACCTCGCTACCTGAGCAGTTTGCTCTAGTCGCTGAAAACTGTGTGATTGACCAGTTCGGACGTATTGGTGCACGTAAAGGATGGAGTTACGTCACTGACACCAATGCAGATGATATTGTACACATCTCAGAGTTTGTCAAGGCTGATGGTACAACTGAAATCATCAGTGCATCAGCCACTAAAATATACAAAGGTACATCCACCCTTACAGACATCACACCTGCATCGCATACAGTCGATGATGGTTTATACGATCATGCTACTTTAAACGGGGTACACTACTTATTCCGTGAAGGGTCTGATCCTATTTACTATGATGGGACGACTTGTGATGAAGTTAGCGCACACGCAGACTACAGTGGTACTGTACCTTCTGGTGACATTGTGCAGTCTGGGTTTGGTAGACTCTGGGTTGCCAAAACGGACACCAATAACACTATTGTATACTGGTCAGATCTGCTCACTGGTTTTAAGTGGGACACAGGAAGCTCTGGCTCTATAGACATCTCTAAAGTCTGGCCTGATGGCTCTGATGAGATTACAGCCTTAGCAGTACACAACGGTATCTTGGCAATCTTTGGCAAGCGTCAGATTCTTTTATATGCAGGTGCTGAAGACCCTGCAACGATGCAACTAGCTGACACGATTGTAGGCGTTGGCTGTATCGCTAGAGACTCTGTACAGGTGACAGGCACAGACTTAATCTTTTTATCAGATTCTGGAGTTCGTAGCCTACGTCGCACGATCCAAGAAAAGTCTGCACCTATGACAGACATCTCTAAGAATATACGTACAGAGCTGACACAGTACCTCAGTACAGAAACAGCACGTACCTTTTCAGTGTACTCACCTGAAGAGGCTTTCTATCTTCTTCAGTTACCTACCACAGGTCTTACATACTGTTTTGATATGAGAGCACCATTAGAGGACGGTAGTCATCGTGTCACGCAGTGGGATTCTATTCAGCCTCAAGCGTTGTGTAGGACACGTGCAGGGGATTTACTGATAGGTAAAGCTTTAGGTATTGCAAAGTACGATGGCTACACTGATAACGGTACAGCGTATCAGATGTCGTACTTCACCAACTATATTGACTTTGGTGCGCCATCTAATTTGAAGTTGCTCAAGAATCTAAAGATTACTGTAATCGGTGGTAGTGCAACAGACGTAACACTTAACTGGGGCTATGACTACTCATACGCTTATAAGAAGAAGCGTTTTACATTATCTACCCAGGTGATTGCAGAATACAATATCGCTGAGTACAACGTCGGTGAATTTAACGCAGGTGTCTTGGTAAACCGCCCTAACGTAAACGCTTCAGGCGGCGGTCAAGTCGTTCAGTTGGGGATTGAAGCAGAAGTTAATGGTGCGTCAGTGTCAATTCAGCGTATGACCGCACAAGCTATCGTAGGAAGGACTATCTAATGGCTAACTATACAAAGACAACGAACTTTGCGGTGAAGGACACATTAGCGTCTGGTAACCCTGCAAAGATTATCAAGGGTTCGGAGATCAATGACGAATATGACGCTATTGCGACTGCAGTAGCTACAAAGTCTGATACAGCGTCTCCAACCTTTACAGGCACAGTAACAGCTCCTGCAGTCACTGTGACAGGTACATTGACAGCCGGTACTATTGACGGAGGTACATACTAATGGCTATTGATTTAGGAGGGCTGTTAGGTACTGGAGGTCAGATAGCCTCTGCATACTTACCTTATGAGCTTTCTGGAGACCAGATTGACTACCTCAAGCAGATGGGTACAGATCTTTCTGGACAAGCTACAGCGTTAGGACAGACTGCTGCAGAAGCTGCAGAGTTTAAACCATTCACTGTCACAACTGGCACAGGGTCTACCCAAGTCGGTACAGGCGGTCAATTGACGCAACAGCTTGCAGAGACTCCTGAAGCGATTCAGCAAGGATTACTCTCTCAAGCCCTGGGTCAAGTCGGTGCAGCTACTCCAACGGCACAACAGCTCTTTACACAGCTACAAGAGACACGTCAGCCTGAGATTGAACGTCAGCGGATTGCTTTAGAAAACCGCTTAGCAGCTCAAGGAAGGTTGGGGACGCAGACTGGCCTCTTTGGTGGGACTCCAGAAGCCTTTGCACTAGAGAAGGCTATCCAAGAGCAGCAGTCTCAAGACTTCCTCACAGCGATGCAACAAGCTCCTGCACTAGCCGGTATGAACATTCAGAACATCCAAGGCTTATTAGGTGCTGCATACACACCAGAGACACAAGCACTCTCTGCACTGACCCCTGCTGTGAACCTTGCTAACATTGCACAGTCTGCAGGACTAGGACAGTCTGAAGCCTTGTATAAGGGTGGTATTGCCGGTCTAGAGTCACAGGCTGCAGCAGGTACAGCAGCGGCTTCACTAGAAGGTCAGCGTGTACGTGCATTAGCTGATGCGTTGTCTGGATTCTTTGGTGCTGAAGCAATGAAGGCAGATGAGACTTCACCGTATGATCGTCTCCTGTCGGCTTTAGGTCTTGGTGGCGGTAACACTGCTGTTGAAGATCTTACAGACTCTGAGTTCTTTGATAGGTTTGGATACTTTAGAGGTGAAGCATAATGGCAGAGTCAATGATTCTCAAGATGCTCAAGACACCGTCACAGGTACGTGAAGAGCAGCTTGCAAAGATCCGTCAACAGTCATCAGCACAGGCTTCACTACTTGCTCAGCCTGTCTCAGCTACTACAGCTCTACCAGGGCTGATCCGTAGCTTTGCAGCCGGTGAAATGCAACAGCAAGGCGTAGACCTTAATAAGGCTGCACGTAGAGCTTCTGTAGGCTTTGGTGGTCTGTTGGCACAAGCAGGTAATAAAGCTGCAGGTGACGCTCTACGGACTGCTACATTCACTGCAGAAGAGCAACAAGCTGCTAAGGGTCAGGAGGCTATTAAGGGTACAGACTTCACCAATCCAGAGTCTATGAAGTTAGCTGCAAAGCGTTTACAAGATGCGGGGTTGGTTGAGGCAGGTGCACAATTATCACAACAAGCACAGTCTTTAGATATTAAACTACGTGAACAAGAACGTGCAGAGGCTCAGTTAAACATTGCTAAGAACCAAGACGCACGTGCAGACACCTCACACGTTAAGCAGATGCAACAATTCAATTTACAGATTGATGCATTACGGCAAGCTCAAACAGATCGTAAGAATCTAGCAGAGGTTATCCCTTCAACAGTTGATGCTATTCCTGCAGCGTTTATGTCTTCAGGAACTAAAGCAATGCTGAAGAGGCTACCACCTGATAAGGCTCTACCATTTATCATGGATGCACAGGCTAAGGCACAAGCTAAAGCCTCTAGAGATTCATACTTCAACAACCTGACAGCTTCTCTCTTCTCAGATAGCACAATTACTACAACCAATGAAGACGGTGAAGAAGTCACAGTTCCTAATCCAAACCTCACAAACAATCAGCGAGTCAATAAAATTAAAGCTGCAGCTAACCAAGCAAGACGTGACGGACAAGAGCAAGTTGCTAAAGACTTAGAAGCAATGATTCCACAGATCTCAGGTGGATTATCGTTTGAAGATATTGCTAAGAAGTCTCTAGAGTTTAAAGAGAAGTATGAGTCTGATCCACGTATCTCAGGTGTTGAAGAAGCACTAGCAGCCGCTAATAAGGTAATGACATCTGCTGAGATGCAGTCTGGTGCAGGTGACATCGCTGTTATCTTCCAGTTTATGAAAGCACTAGACCCACGCTCTGTTGTACGTGAAGGTGAATTTGCGTTGGCTGAAGGTATCGGTGGAGTCTGGGATAGACTTCAGGTCTTTCAAAGCAAGGCAGAGTCTGGTGAGCGTTTAACTCAATCGCAACGTGCTGAGATTGTAGAGTTGACTGCTCAGTTAGCAGCACAGGCTGCAGCATATGGTAACGACGTAAGAGACCGTGAGCGTAATGCTTACAATACAATGGGCTTAAACTTAGATGTTATCACCGGAGATAACCTATTTAGTGCTCCAGAGATTCCTAGCGTGTTTCAAGGAAGTACAACAGGTGCATCAGAACAACAAACAGAAGCAACGCAACAAGAAGTTGAGACTTTTGAAGGGGCGTGGGGGTAATTAACGATGGCTGAGTTGAAGCAAGTATTCACACAACTAGATTCTATGAAGGAGTCTGGAGCATCTGCACAAGACGCCGCTAACTTCATTAAACAACAAGGCATGGATATTAAAGCCATCACAAACCTCTATGGTACTTACCGACAGACTGGTGAAATGCCAGAGGAGTCTGGTTTCGGTACTGCAGCCCTGCAAGGTCTTACCTTTGGTTTCTCTGAAGAGATCGGAGGTGTTATCTCTGAGCTTACTGGAGGAGACTACGACACCTACGTCGCTAAAGAACGTGCTAAGTACAAAGTATACAAAGATGCTAACCCTCTGTTGGCTATGGGCGGTGAAATCTTAGGTTCATTACCTACACTGTTTGTACCAGGTGGTGCAGTCCTCAAAGGAACAGCAGCAACTGCAAAGGCTGCAAAGGCGGGACAGATCTCCTCAGCCTTAAAAGCACCGGCACAGGCTGTACAAGCTGCTAACGCTGCAAAGACTTCACAAGCTATCAGAGCCGCACAGACTGCTAAGACTGCCCCAGGTATGTTAAGCACTGTAATGCGTGGTTCAGGCCAAGCAGCCGCTGAAGGAGCTTTGTACGGGTTCGGTACAGGTGAAGGTGGTCTCCAACAACGTGCTATCTCTGCAGGTCAAGAAGGACTGTTGAGTGGTTTAGCAGGGGGTGTCACAGCTCCTATATCACGTCTGTATTCTATGGGACGAGCCACTAAAGGCATGGATCAACAACAACAAGCCATCTCTCAACTTGCTAAGCGGATTGAAGAGCCTACACAGGCACGTATGGCTGCTGAGTTAGCTGAAGCAGGTGACCAAGCCGGTATCGCTTTAGCAGACGTAGGAGGACGTGAGACTCAGCGTATGTTGCGTGGGTTACGTTCTGTGTCTCCAGATGCTCAGGATTACTTAGACAACTTCTTAGGTGAACGTTTCCGTAACCAGTACGGGCGTATCACTGGTATGGTCAATGAAGCCTTTGAAGCTAACCCAGAACTAGCAGGTGCTGTGACTAAGAACTTAGAAGAGCAGTCAGACCTTGCACGATCTGCATACACTGAAGCCTTCCATAAGCACTCTGCTATTGCTAACCCAGACCTTAATCGTCTGATTAGCACTGATGATGAGTTTAAGAAGGCATACGACGCTACACGTGAGTCTATGTTGCGCTCTGTACGTAATGCTAAAGACGATGTCAGTATTGCAAAGCGTGAGACGTTGATGGCGACTCCAAAGGCTTCTGCGATTACTGATGACAGTAAGTTGTCATTACAGGTTCTCCATAACATGAAAGTGGATATGGATAAACAGCGTCGTGGTGCTCCTGGAGTTGGTTCAGAATACTTCTACAAGCAAAACCTCAAAGCCATGTCAGATGACCTAGTCACTGCAATGGACGATGCAACGGGTGGAGACTACGGTAAGCTAGTATCTAACTTTGCAGAGGCTTCTCAGTTACAAGAAGCATTAGACCTGGGACGTAACTTTAAAAAGCTGAAGGCTTCAGAGCTACGTGCAGAGCTACAGTCTATGTCATCTAATGAATCTGAGATGTACATGGCAGGGGTGTTGGATACACTCTATCAACGCATTAAAGAAGTCGGCTACAACCAGGACACCGTCACAGCATTGATGAAGTCTCCAGAGTTAGAAGACCGTCTCAAGGCTATATTCCCTAATGAGTCTTCATGGAATCGCTTCCGTGCTCAAATGGCTAATGAAGCTAAGATGCAACAGACGAATCGTCTTGTTACTGGTGGCTCTAATACCGCTGACAAACTACAAGATGTAGAGGCTGAAGGGACGTTGTTCAAAGAGGCTCTAGACATCATGACAGACCCTTCAGGATTAACTCAGGGTACAGCACTTGTCAGGGCTATCAAGAACTTTGCCATTGGTTTGAATACACGACTACAGACTAAGTCGAGCACCCGTGGCTTACAAGCTCAGTTGTTGACTGAGACAGATCCTACAAAACGTGCAGAGATTATGCAGAAGATCTCTAAAGCACGTAAGCGTCTACTGTCTCAAGAGGCTGTATCGGCTGAGGCAGGTGTTAAAGCTGCAAGAGCTACCGGAGCTGCAGTAGCACGGATGGGCGATAACGAATAAAAAAGCCCTCCGTAGAGGGCAATGAGGGAATACGTTAGAGATCAGTGAGTGTCATAAGCATCTTGATGCCACTGATTAAACTGTTCAGATTGAATAGCGTTGTCAGTGTCTAATTCACTCTGCCACTCCTGGCATTGTTTAACTGCGTCTTCAGAAGTCTTACACAGTGCAGCAATGTCATTGTCATCTACCCACCAATCCTCTGATTCGCCTTTAGGGGCAACAACAAAGTCATAACCACGTGGCATGATGTAGTAGCCATAATTTTCAGTAACCGTTATAAATTCCATAACTATCTCCTTAGTTGATGAATTCAGTATAGGTCTTTGAGAAATAACCACAATACTACTTTAGTCTAATAAAAAAAGCCCTCCGTAGAGGGCTACAAAGCTCACTGGAGAGAGCTATTCAAGAAACCCCCACACCTCACCAATCATAATCTTCATGAAAGGGATGTTAAGGATATAACCATCAAAGAAGTAGATGGTAGCATCCGATGCAGAG